AGTTGCCTCGCTGGAGGCTCCGGCCTATCGGTACGCAGGAATGGCGGACCGTTGAGGCGGAGACCATCGAGGATGCCATTCGAGCGTACAACGGCAATGGCAATGGTGGCACGGTCTACGCCCGGAAGAAGCTGGAAGTTGAGGCTGTCTGATGGCAACCGACGCCGAGCAAATCGCGACGATTCGGAGCAATCTCCTGCAAGCACTGGCGACCGAATCCGCGAACCCGAAGCCGAGCTACAACATCGACGGGCAGCAGGTGGACTGGAACGGATACCGGAACGCGATCCTTCAGCAGATCATGACGCTCAACAATCTGCAGGCGGCGGCGGTCGGTGCGTTTGAAGAGTTGGGCGAGGCGACCACATGACATTGGACATCGACGGGGACTACACCATCTTTGACAACGGCGAGACTGTCACGTTGCGGCAGATTCGCCCCGATGGTGCTACGTCGGTGACGATCGATAACGCGGTGGGCGGTGTGGTCAATCGGCAGCGTCTCAATGCGGCGGGGATCGACATCGTCGGGGACGAGAAGGGATTCTCCCTCAATGCAACGCAGGCGGGCGCAAGAGGCGTCCAGGTGGATGACATCATCATCGATGCAAGCAATGTCCGCTGGCGGGTGTTGAGCACGAGCCAAGCGACTCTGGATACTCGCTGGACCGTCATCTGTCGGAGGCAAGTTTGATGCCTGCCGAACTGACAACGATTCTGGAGACCGTGCAGGCGCAAGTGCAGGCGTTGGACCTGCCGGGGATTCCTCGTGCGAATGTCGTCGTCTGCCAGAGTGCTGCCGTTGAGATCGCCCGCCTGCCGTCTGAGCGGATGCCCGCTGTGATCATCAGCCCGTTTGGTGCAGAGGCGATCACGGCTGCCAGCAACGTCCGCGATGATGTGACCTATCCCGTGCTTGTAGCCCTCGTGGCATCTCTGAGGATCGATGCGGAGGAGCCGATGGACAAGCAGCGGTTGGGACTCGATCAGCGGCTGACATGGCGGCAGACGGTCCGCAAGGCGTTCAGCAATCAGCGGCTGGACTCCACACGCGGTTACAACATGTCGTTGCAGCCATTGGCGATCGTCGATCAAACGGCATTTGCCCGGGATCTGTTCGTGTCGGGATTTGTGTTGAGAATCACGAACCGGGAGGGCCGGTCGTGAGCATGTTGCCGAGTCTGGGAGCCCTGATTGACGTGGTGTTGCAGGCTGCAGACGACGCGGCAAAAGACACGTACACTCAGGCCCTTGACGATGCGATTGGATTGATACAGAACTGGGAACGGGAGATGTACCTCGGCCAGTTTGGGCCCGATGGCACGGCATGGGCTCCCCTGTCCCCGGTGACGATCGCCCGCAAGGAACACTCCGCGATCCTCGTTGACACCGGTCGGATGTTCGAATCACTGACGACACCGAACGGCACGCAGGATACGATCTGGATCACGGGGCCGAGCTGGCTTACATTTGGCACTGAGGTTGAATATGCACACTTCCACCAGACGGGGACAAAGCGGATGCCAGCCCGTCCGCATGTCGGATTGAATGAAGCAACTGTCACGCAGATTAGCCAACGGTTGGCCGATGCGGTGGCGTCACGAATCAACCAGGGGATAAGCTGATGGCTGATGCGAGCATGGGACACCAGTCCCGACTGTCGATGGCGGCGGCGGGAACTGCGATCGGATCATATACCGAGTCGTACGAGTTCATCGGCGAGAGTCTGCGGAAACAACAGGAGATCGTGGAGACCTCGGGAATTCGGGGAACGCGATCACTGCCGATCGAGCGGACTCGGGACGGGATCTATCGGGTGAGCGGTGGGATTCAATTCCATGCTACGCCCTCGATGCTGGACCTGATCCTCCCTCGAATCATGGGAGCCAATGAGGCAACCGACGTTTTCGCGTTCGCGGAGACCCTGCAGACGTTTGATGTTCTGTTGGATCGCGTGGCGAAGCGGTTTGTCTATGGTGGGTGCAAGATCGGTCGAGCGGTGTTCCGTGCGACTGCTGGCGGCCCTCTGGAATTGGATGTGGACATCCTCGGGAAAACGGAGACAGTCTCCGCCACATCATTCCCGACGATTTCCGCCCCGACCGACCCGCCCTATGTGTGGTCGGATGCGGTCTGCACCATCGAGGGAACAGCCCGCACGGTGACGCAATGGGAATTGACCATTGATAACCGGCTGAATGCCCGATTCGCGAATTCACAGAGCGCGACCGACATCCATACGGAAGGCCGAGACGTTACCCTCTCGCTGACGGTGCCGTATACCTCGGATGAGGTCGACCTCTACGGCATCAACTCGGCTGGGGCGAGTGCTGCGACCTTCGTGCTGACGAACGGCAATCGATCGATTACATTTGCGGTGGCGGCCCTCATGGTGCCGGATGCTTCCCCGGTTGTCGGTGGTCCCGGGGAGATCCTCCTCACGCTGTCGGGATCGGCCCGCAGCAGTGGAGCAACGAAGGAACTCGTCATCACCAGCGACAGCACAGCATAAGGCGACACGATGCCGAGCCCGTACATTCCCGATGGCTACACTCGCGAGACGACTATTCCCGCGTGCGAACTGTGGGACGAGATCAATATCACATTTCGCCCGATGGCTGCTGCCGACTTCGCCGAATACCTTGCCAAGTCAAAAGGGCTCGACGAGGCTGGGTGGAGTCGGTTGGTTTGCGATTTGATCGCCGGCAAGCTGGTCGCGTGGAACATCACCGGCCCGTCTGGGGAATCGGTTCCCGTTTCTGCGGACAGCGTGAAGCGGCTAGTCAATCCCCTCGTGCTGAAGCTGTGGACGATCCTTTGCGGCGCGGTGGAGTCGGGAGACACGGCAAAAAACTAGCGGAGGGGGTGCGGCTGACAATCCTGCACCCCGAAGTTGCTCACCGCGATTGTCAGGACTGCGAGGCGTTCGTGTACGACGAGAAGGCGGGGGAGAGAATGAAAGTTCGCGGCGAGCCAGTGCGCCGGCCCGCCGGCAATCTCCCGCCATGTCGCACCAGGGCGAACGGTTGCCAGAAGGGGACGCCTGAGCAATCGCGAGCCCTCACGGATCAGAACTGGCAGGCGTACCAGCATTACAGCGAGTGCCGAGCCGTGGGGATCTTCCCCGATGACGCGATCGTCCGGCGGAATGCGGCGGTGATTCGACAGGCGAGCGACTCGGCAGAGATGGAGCTGGCGTTGCGTGTCGCTGGACCGGTTGGCGCATTGATCGGAGGTCGTGGTCGTGGCTAGTGTCTCGTCCGATGTGGTGATCAATGTCCGCATGGCATTTGCTTCTGCGGCGGATGCACGAAAAGCGGCTGAGGCATCGATTGCCGTTACCAAGGCGATCGAGGCAGCACAACTCGCGAGTATCAACAAGATCCGCGAGGCACAGCGGCACCACGTTGACCAGCAACTCGCCGATATCAAGAGGGTCGAGGCTGCACACCTCGATAGCCTGAGACGTGTGGAAGCGGCCTACGCGGCGTTCTACCGGCGGGCGAGGGGCGGAGGGGGTGCAGGCGGTGGTGGTGGTGGCGGGGGCGGTATGCTTCTGCCTGGGGCCGGTGGCGGTGGCGGACGTGGCGGCGGGATGATTGTCCGGGGTGGTGACGGCGGTGCTTTGATGCAGGCCGGAGGCGGGAGGATCATCGAGGTACAGGCGTTCGCCCGCGAGATCAAGACCGCAACGGATGAGATTCGCAAGACGACCGCAGCAACGCAGCAGGCGGGGAAAGGGTTCTTCGGCGGGGGTGCAGAGAACAAGTTCTTGTCCATCGCATCCGCCACGATCACGGCGTTTAACGCGCCCAAGGTGGTCTTGGGTGGAGTGTCTGAACTGATCCGCGATCTTGCAGCAGGCGGGGAAGAATCTTTCGCGAAGCCGGGGCGGGAGTTCTACGGGGCTGTCAGTGAGGTCATGCCACGGGGCGGGATGATCGAGCAGGGTCTACGGTCGGGGCTGGCTGGCCCACTCGGCCCCCTGTTGGTCAATATGATTCGCGATGTTGGAGAGCAGGAACTCCGCAACCAAGAGGCCGCGAAGAACACCCCGCGAGCCCGCGAAGAGCGATTCGTCAACGTCCAGCAAGCCCGGCTGGACAACGAGCGCAGCCTCAACCAGATCATCCTCGAACGCACCAAAGCCGAGCGTGATCTGATCGAGGAGACCCGCAAGCGGATCGACGCAGCCCGCGAAGAATTCGGCCTGATGGACGTGCGGGAGAAACAGGCTACGCTGGACATCGCGAAGAAGATCGCAGGGCCGGGTGGCGTTGGTCAACTCACCAGCGAGGAACTCAAGTTCGCCCGTGGGAATGTGGCA